GGAGCGGGAGCAAAACTGGGCGTAGAAGTTCTGTAAGCTGCAGCACCACCGCCACCAATACGAATGTTCACGTAAGCATGCAGAGCACCACCGTCCCACAATTGCAGTGATCCACCACCAAAATCGTTCCTCGTGACATTAGCTGTGCCATCTTCAAACAGTGTGCGTTGTCTGCCATTAGGCGTCCATATCGTTCTCGCCACAGGTGGTGAGCAATCATGGCTATTGACACCGCACCATATAGCATCCAAACCATCGCTGTAATACCAATGGTACACTGAATCAATGCGAGGTAAGCCATAAAAACCGTCAGACAACCTAACACAATTGCGCTTGACATTGAAGGTTGTTGAAGCAACCAAACGATTATCATCGTCATAAAATTGGAGACGTCGTTGCCACATCATGCTTTGACCTCCAACTTCCATCAACCAAGCACTAAGTGCAACGACATCCAATCTAGTGAGATCTTCAGCAATGGGTGCTGTCGCCAAACCACCTCTGGTACCGTTGAGAAAGTCCGCCAGCGACGTTGGTTTGGCATTGATAACTCCTCCCACTGTGCTAGAAATGCCCAAAACCAAAGTGTCGATGAATGGGTGGAAACAAACTTCTTTGATGAACCTGTCTCTACCAGCGCTTCTAAAAAGACCCAAACCTTGATTGTCCAAACTCTGCTCTTGAGAGAGGTTTTCCCATGCAAGCACGCCTTTAGTCAAATCAATGAAAGTCTTAACTAACTCAAGAGAATCCACCAAACGGCCTTCAGCGATATACGAACTGTAAACATCGTCAAAGTTTGCGTCTCCAGTATCCACAATACCCATAGCCATACTATTGGACATACGACTGTTACCCATCAAGTGAGAAGCTTGGTTACTCGCACACCGCAAAGCTACTGAAGGGAAATACATGCGTGACAGTAGTTGATCAGCATTAGCAGCAGAAATGATGCGAGAAACACCTTCCGTCCCAGTTGCCTGGAAGGGAGCATTGTCGCCTGCAGTCTTCAGAAACCCACCAATTCCACTGCAAATTGCGAAGACATGACGGCCATACACACCATCAGCAGGCATGACCAAATCACCTTCTAACACATTCCTACACGGGATGCCTTCTGCATTAGTAACTGCTTCATGTCCAGCAGGCAATCTGAAGAGATTAGTCCAACTGAACGCAACACCAACTCCAACATCACGACCAAGATCAATCCATTGCTGTGTAGTTGATGCCCTTTCAAAATCAAGAGGAAAACGATGACCACCAACACCCCAAATCCAACGGGAATAGATTTCTTGATTGACATTGAGCCAAGCAGCATTGTTGACACCGCGCCAGATATCATTGGTTTCAATGTCTGCACGTTCAATTGCGGGGTTGATACCCTGCAACATAGCCAACATCTGATCTACTGTGCGACCCAATTCAGCATCACCTGCATCAAAAAGATCACCGCCAGGGCCCCAATTAATGGGGTCGTCATCGCGACTTTTACGCAAATAAAGGGCTCTAAACACCAGAGCCCAAATGCGACAAAAAGTCGCGGTGTCTTGCCTGAAAAAACGTTCAGTCAACAGCGTTGGCAAAATAGTAGTCTCAGGACCCGCAAACTCGACCCTCTTCGCCCACATCTCAAAACCAAGGTTGTAACCTTTGGTGTCACCAGTGCAACGGAGAATATACTTGATCGCCAAAACAACATCAGCTTGAGTAGGAACATTGACATTGCCATTAGGCAATGTCTGAGTTCCATAAACTGCTAAAGTGATTGCATCAGTGCAACGTCCTCCAACACCAGGATGCCCGTTAACACGAAGTTGCTGAGCAATGCCACAATGTGGTGAAATCGCCAAATGCAATGCATTGGCAATACCAGCTGTCAAGTTCAGTCCATTGCGATGGCGGAACATACTCAAGGGGTTGACTTGGCTACCGCGCGCTCCAATAACCCTATCAATCCAAGGTTGATGGTTCGCAATAGCGTTTGGATTCCAGAACAAGTTTCGACCATCCAACGGATTGTTGCCACCACCAACGACGGGAATGGCATTCAAAGCCCAACCATGCGCCACAGCCTCAAGCAAAGCAAAAAGGCGCATGTAAAGCGGACCATAGTTAGCACAACCATCACTAACACCATCAAAAGCTCCCGAGAGCTCCGTGGCCATAGCCATGGTAGCACCACCAATAGCAGTACGAACATTGCGAACAGAGGTGTCACCCAAGTTGGTGAAGGTACTGCTGAATTCAACGCAAGACACGGTGTTCACAATGTTTTGCATAGAATGAGGAGGTCCATTGGCCTGACTAATCATGACCGATGCACCGCCCATAACGCTAGGAGAAGTGCTGGTAGCCACCATCGCTGGCATGACATACTCCTCAAAACGCTGATTAGCGGTAGCATGGAAGCCGCCAGTTAGGTTTGAAACCCATGGCGAAGGAGTCAAGTCGCCAAGGTACTTGACGAGCTTAGACTCACCACTGCTACGGCCTAGTGCCTTATCTCCATAGACTAGTTCACGACTGAGCTTAGTCTTGTTGATAGAAGCAAGCGAAAGTTGGGAAAATGACGACATAATGTACGGGAAAACCGGTACTGAAAAAACTTTTGTCGCAGAGGGGACAAACTTCCTGCGACCGAATCCGAGCCTAACCAGGCTCTGGGGTGGTGTAATTCTTCGCCCCTGTACCCAACAACACTAGTTGTTGGTCTTTAGGTGCGCCCGCCGTATACGCTCTGAGACCACTGATCGCATGGATGCGTGGCCGCAGGTTCTCCTGCTCTCACAGGCTCTCCCTGGGCAACCCCGTTGGATACCATCCCTAACCGCTTACTGACACAGCGTTCAGCAGCACCACTAGGGACCTCATAGGCGGAAGTTAATGTATGCTATCCTACTAGGACGCCACATACACAACACGGAATAGTGGTGTGCTACCCCATGTCACTCGACTCTCGTACCCCACCCTTGTTCCGTCACCTAAGGATACGAGTCTCTACCACTTAACATTGCATTTAGTGGGATTGGGTGTTGCAAGCAACATTTTCCCAATCGTGGACCTTTTTCGCACGTTTGTCTATAGAACCAAGCCTCCATTACCTACTCTCAAGAGATGTAATTTCATCGTCATCACAAAACAAACGCTCCCTCTCTTCCAACAGTAACCCCACTGGAATTACTGTCGGCGTCGAAATTTACCTACGGCAAATCCGGATGGCAGCTACGGACATGACTACCATAAGAAACCAAAGAAAACCTAAAGAATTCAGATTGTTTCAGACATCATTATTTGATGAGATGATCTTGGGCTAGTCCGTTTTATCAGCATTGTCAGTGCATCATTCAACAGATTCCTCCAAGGTCTCACCAAGTAATGATGAATTCCACGCAAATTCATCTCTCAGTTTCCTTCGGTAACCGACTCCAGACCACAAAATAGCTCCG